AGATGAATTTGTTGGTGGTGATCTTACAGATTATAATTTTGTTCGTGAAATAATTGCAACTGGTGATTATTTCCATAAACCACCTATTCAATATAGAGAGCAGTTCGATGAAATCTATCAACTTGCTGCTGATATGGGTGGTGCTGGTTATATTTTTACTGGTGAAAACGATGCTTCGGTAATGCAGAACTCAGCATCTATTAACTTAAATATATTAAAGGCTGTAGATGAGTTGAACCGGTATGTTCAATCTGATTGGTATCACGAGGCACGGTTAGAACATGTTTCTTACGAACCTATTGAAACCAAAATTTTCTATAGTAGCTCAGCGTGTATGTACCCTGAACACAACCAATTAGACTCAGAGAACCCTAACTGTGAAGAAAGTTCCGCATACCCGGCTAACCCAGACAGTGAATATGGATGGGAAAAGCTTTTTAGCGAAAGGTTATACCTTGCTTATAATCGGAATAGGGGTATACCCGTTCGTATTGCTCGTTTTCACAACATTTACGGTCCCGAAGGAACATGGAGAGGTGGTAGAGAAAAAGCCCCTGCTGCATTATGTAGAAAAATTGCTGAAATTGAATCAGGAGGAACAATAGATGTGTGGGGTGACGGTAAACAAACCCGTTCTTTTTTGTATATTGATGAGTGTATTGAAGGTATCCGTCGTTTAATGGAGTCGGATTGTACAGAACCCGTTAATATTGGGTCTGATGAAATGGTATCTATTAATGAGATGGTTAGTTCATTGGCTAATATTAGTGGAAAAGATATTAACATTGAATACAAGTTAGATGCACCTACCGGGGTAAGAGGTAGAAATAGCGATAACAATTTAATTAAGGAAAAACTTGGTTGGTCCCCTGATTATTCACTTAAAGCTGGCTTGGAAAAGACATATACTTGGGTTAACCAACAAGTAAGTCTTGATAAATCGAAGGCATGATATTATAATAGTCTACAAATATGAGTAGACAAATACTTGACTTAGATTTCTTTGAAAAGGTGGTTGTATATAAGAGTCTTACTGATGATAGATATCTTGCATCAGTTATAGACTTTATACAACCACGATTCTTTTCAGATGAACATTTTAAAAAGACCTTTACTTTAATTACTTCCTTTTTTCAGAAAAGATATACCGTACCTACTAGAACAGAACTTTTATCTTTTTGTAATACACCTGAATTAAAAGATGCATTTAAGAAAACAATAGAAAAGATAAAAGATATTGACAAAAAACTTAACAATGATGAGTTATATGTAAATACAGAACGGTTTCTTAAAGAGAAATCAGTGTATTATACGATGACTGATGTTGCTAATGAGTGTGCAAAAGGAAATATAGACCCTGCTGATATCTTTGATAAGTTTGAAAAGTGTACAAGCATTAATTTATCGGTAGATCGTGGGTTTGACTTCTTGAATGACTATTCAAGGTTAATTGAAGACTTACAAGTCGAGGAACCTACTATATCTTCACAGTGGGAATGGCTTGATAACAAGTTAGATGGTGGGTTCTTGCAAAATGGAAGAGCCATTTATATCTTTGCAGGTGAAACTAATGTTGGTAAGTCTATTGTATTAGGAAATATTGCATGTAATATTGCTAAGCAAGGTAAAACTGTATTGCTAGTAAGTTTAGAAATGTCTGAAATGGTATATGCTAAACGATTAGCTGGTAATATTACAGGAATTGAAATTAATAACTTGAGACATGAAATACCTCAATTAACTAATAAACTTTCCGAATTTGTTACTTGAAACCCTACCAGTAGACTACTGATCAAAGAATTTCCGCCTAGTACTATTACTACAGCGCAATTAGGAGCTTTTATTAAGAAACTTAAACAGAACGGAGTTAACATTGATGCTATAGTTTTAGATTATGTTAACCTTATGCATTCACCAATTGGTAATAATAGTTATGAAAGAGTTAAACATGCAACTGAACAAGTCAGAGCGATGTCTTATACGTTTAATTGCCCTATTATTACTGCTACTCAGTTAAATCGTTCAGGTTATGATACAGAAAATCCTAGTTTAGATACGATTGGTGAAAGTATGGGGTTAGCAATGGGTGCTGATGCTATCTTTTCCGTATTTCAGAAAGAAGAAGATAAGGATTTAGATATTATTCGTATGGGTGTTATGAAAAATCGTTTTGGACCTAATCACGGGACAAATGAGTTTAGTATTCATTACCCAACGTTAACTATTTCCGATAGTGGTATGGGTTCTATAGAAGATGCATCAGCTAACGTTATGGGTGCTATTGAAGGGTTAGCTAAAAGTTGAAGATGCAAGTATCTTTCCTAATTAATAACAATGTCTAAGAGTTATGTTTTTACAGATTCAGACTTAGATGGTGTCGGTAGTTACTTAGTAAGTAAATGGCTTATTGATAATGATATGCCTTTTACTACCACTACAGTTAAAAATTTTCATGAAGATTTTGTTAAGTGGAATAAACTTAACAAAGTTAAGGATTATGAAAAAGTATACATATTCGATATCAACGTTGCTGAATATTGTGATCTACTCGATCATGATAATGTTGTCATTATTGATCACCATAATGGTAAGGATGGCTACACTGGTTACAAAAAAGCAACGTTGGTGTTAGACCAAAAATATACAAGTACCACAAAATTAGTTTTAAAAACGTTACTTCAAAATAATCCTGATTTAAAATTAAAACTTTCAGTACCAAAAGCTAAACTTATTACCTTAATTGATGATTATGATAGTTATCAATTGAAAGACCCAAACAGTTTAGGTATCAATACAGTACTTTGGAGTTACACAGGTAATAGAGTACAAAAATTTATAGAAGAGTTTTATGATGGTTTTAGGACTTTTACAAAGTTCCAAATTAATATGATATCAATAGCTAAGAAAAAGGTTGAAGAAGCTGTTGAAACATATCAAGCATTTAGTTTAACTTTGCCTATTGATGGAAAAGAAAGTAAAATTGTAAGTACTTTTTGTGATCATAACATTAACGAGGTCGCACACGGTATTATAAAAAAGTATCAAGCAGATATAGGCATTATAGTTAACTTAAAAAGTAAAAGCGTTAGTTTGCGTAAAAGTAAGCAATGTTCGATTAACTTGAATAAACTTGCAGCTAAATTATGTGAAGGAGGAGGTCATTTCGACTCTGCAGGTGGTTCCTTAAACAAAACGTTTATTAAATTTTCTAAGTTATTCAAAAAAATATGAAACTAAACAACACTAACCCTATTGAATCTACCCATTTGCAGGAGGTAACTCAAATTTTTATGGGATTTTGTTCTTTTATTTCAATTGTTCATAATAAAAAGATTAATCTACCTAACATTTTTATATTATTACTTAAAGATAATAGACTACGAAGTATACTTAAAGATATGTTAGATTTACAAACTGACTTTGAGCTTGTACAACTGTTTTTATTCTTTGAACCTTCATTATACAAAAGCAAATATATTATGAAATATGTCAACAGCAAAAGAAAGAAATTGATTTTGTAGTGATGTAGTTTATCATTAGTTAATGACCGAGTTCGAAAAACTTATCTATAATGTTTATCTTGCTGAAACAAGAAAAGGTCAAAATAAACCCTATAAAAGACGAGAAAATTTTGATAAAGTAGATGAGTCAACTAAACTTTATCTTTTAAGATTATCAAACTTTTTTAAAAAACATAGATCAATTGATCTAAAAAACTTTTTTCAAGCCCCATATAAAATTTACAAAGATAAATCTCACCATGGGTTAGATTTTTATCTTTCAATGAAAGCAATTAAGCTTTACAGAGAGTATATCAATAAATTAAATCGTCAAAATGCTGATTCAGATGATTCCAAAGAAGCATTCCGAAGAAGTGCTAAGTTTGTACTTAAATTTTGCAAAAATAACAAAATTAAATTTGAAGATTATATAATTTACAGAAAGGAAAATGAAATGAATTCGTTTTTTGATCACCTAAAACACGGTAAGGTGTCGATTTATTTTCTCTTTATGTTTTCTAAGTTTGATTCTCAAATGAAAACGTTGGATGTTGAAATGAGAAAGTTTATATTAGGTGATATAGTTGATGATATCTCTAAATTAAGAGCAAAATTTTAT